CACTCAGAAAATGTTAATGAGTCACTAGCTTTTAAACCATGTAATGCTTGAGTAACATAAACAGTAGTAGAGCCTTCCACAGTTCTAAAAGCATCTGTGTCTAACGTAGTAAACAATTCATCTTGTACTGTTCCTGTTGCAGAAGTAGCACTTTGCACAGAAGCAATTAATATTTCTTGCCCATGATACCTAAGATAAGCATTCTTATGCGTAGAACTTGCGTATTCAGAACCATTACTTGAACCAGTAATATCAAAATAAGCCGCACTTGTTGTAAGTGTAACACTGCCACTTGTTCCATTTGGGTCAAGTGTCATCCCTACAGGATGGAATGAATAATAAGGTTGATAGATTTGTTTACTATCGGAACGCTCATCAAAACTAAAAGTGTCTACTGTAAATGTAGTAAGACCTGTCCTTGTAAGTTTCTTGACCATAAAAGTTTGGTGAGCAAAAAACATAACATCACCAGATTGAGCATAAGTAATTTCGTTTAGATAAGCATCTGTTAACCATGACAAAGCACCCCCATCTACATCAGCAGTCAAAGTACCATTGTTACACAATGATATTGCTCCTGTTGAAACTGAGCCTGTAGAAGTAAAATCTAAAATAAAAACCTTTATCTTAGCATTTTCTAAAGCAACTACATATCTTTCATCATCTGAAAATATAAAAGGAATAATCCTTACTTGTTGTTTGGTGCCTCCACTAAAATCAACAACAGCTAATCTTGTAGTATCCGTAGAAGTTACAGTGAGATACGTTGAAGAACGAGGGTTATCTCTTACTACTGTAACCACAGCGGCAGAAGGATTGGCTACTGTAAATCCACTTATAGCATTTATAGCAGTATATAAATTGTCAGCCGTAGTATTATTGCTTTGATAGGCTCTAACATAATGCGTATTACCTACAGAAGAACTGGGAGAAGAACTACCTGCGGTTTCAAATTGTATGGTTATTAATGTACCATCATCTTTGTAAAATTGCAGTTTAGAACCTGTAGCTATATTAGCATAGTCACTAACTGTAATAGTAAATGATGTTGCTTCTACTGTAGTATCAAACTCATAACTATGTTTTAATCCTGCTCGTTTTACCACCCCACCCTCTGCACGAATAAAAAAGTTTTCAAGCCTTTGTGCAGAGTTAGTATAGATGTCAGTATCAGTTCTTGAAATTAACGAAGGACTTATCTCACCAAATTGAAAATTCGTTACAGGAACACGAGCTACTTTCATTAACTTCTCCTGTTAGTAAGATACCTTGATGTGATAAGTTTTCTTGTTGTCTGTGATTGTGAATCAAGACTTCTTGCTTTTGCCATTGCATTTGAAGCGGCATTTGTCATAAGGTTTGCTAAGTTTGCATCCCTTGCAATAGACGTTGCAAAAACAGACGCTATAGAATATTCAAGAGCAAGAATAAAATAACTTGGAAACTTATCTTCACCTACCCTAAATGTGTAATCTGCTATTAGTGAATCAGTTGTAGAAGTATCTGCATAAATTTTATCGCCATAAGTCTGATAATCAATAACATTATCATTAACAGTAACAGCGTGAATCATTAAAGAATCTGATGGTATTTGGTATGCCCTATCATATCTTCCTGTAGGTGCAGACGAGAGTAAATTTAATGTCGCCTGATTAGTAGCAAACCTCCAACGAGTATTTGTTAAAGCAGTTCTGCAAACATCTTCATACATATTTGTAGCTATTGTAGCTTCTGTAGACCCATCATCAAATGCTGTAATAGCATCAGCACCAATAAGAATTAATGCCCTGCTTGCAATCTTTAATGATGTATCTGCTACTGTACTTGTCATGTTGGTTTAGGGGGATTTCTCCCCCTACTCCTTAATCGCTGTCTGTTGCAGTAACAGTTAAGCCATCAACTACGTCAATAGCTGAACCAGTAGAAGCGTTTGCATACGTTAAACTAACCACTGGAGTACCACCAGTAGAAGTCACAGCAATAATTACATCATTAAGAGCAATCATATTAAGTGACTCACCAGTAAAGTAAGCGGCTGTATTAACAGTAGCAATCGTATCTGTTGTATGGTAGTGCCATAAACTACTGCCAGAACCACCTGCTAATCTAGTTAAATTTGCTGAATCATAAGCCATGTTTTATCTCCTTATGAGTTATTATCAAGGACTTCATAGATGCCAGCGTCATCAATAACGACAGCACCCATTGACATCATTGATGTTGCTAGGTGAGATACCTTCTCAGGTACATAGTTAAGTTCAGTTGATACGTCAGCACCAATGCCTAAACCAACAGCAGAACTATGATAAGCCATGTTCTTTCCTGCGGTTACAGCAGATGTTGAGAAGAATTTAAAACTTAAAAATTCTTTCATAGTCATACCACCTGCGTATGGTAGGTTTGCATCACCAACATAATCAGCACTTGCAAATTCGTTTATAGCAAACAAATCAGCAAATCCTTTTGGATTCATTGCACAAAACCTATTACCATCTTCAGGCATATCAGCAACACCAACAGTTTCAAACAATGATAGTACGTCAGCTTTTTCAAGAGCAGAACTTGTATCATGTATTTGAGTTGAACTAGCACCTGCATCCATAGCGGTAATAAGTAGCTCGTCAGTCTTACGACCAAGAGCCGCGGCCGCAGATTGAGCTACAGCTTGACGTTCATTGATGTTAGTCTTTAACTCGTCTAACTTATCAATGTACTCTGCGGCATAGTAGTCTGCCATTGTAGCTTCTGCTGTGGTGTGTACTAATTCCATTGGTGTTACGTTACCATTTCTTGACTTGGTAGACGCACTTCCTTTAGCAATTTTTTGAAAGCGAACAACGCTTCCTGCAACATTACCGACAGTTCTAACAGTATTCCGTAACTTAGACCCCATTCTTTGGTAAGCCATGTGAACATCTGCTTCAAACTGTTTGATAAAGGCTGTATCAATACTATTAGCCATAGTATATCTCCTTATTTACAGTTAAATTTTAGTTGTCTCGGCAGTTGTCTATCTAGGGTCATCTCACTGCGATTGTCCAAAAGGGTCGCTCAATGGTAAATAGGCTGTGACATTTCATTATAAGACATACTTTTATTCACATTGCAACGAATAAATTTTAAAAACTTATAATTATTATGAGAATAGTAACTTTCATCAAATAAAAAGCCACACCATTTAAGCCATTTAATAGTCGATTGGTTCTCAATAGGGACAAAATTTTCTAACGTATGGTACTTATTTTGTAATAATTCAATAACATCTTTGCACCCTTTAAGAAAAGATACGTTATGTTTATGCAGTTCTTCCGTTGCCAAAAACCAAACCCTAGCTGTCCCTGCCTTTTCTGTTTCTACTGTACCCATTAAAGCAACAGGTTTGTTACCTGCAACAAGTGTATAAGTTATAGAACTATCAAAGGCAAAAGGCATAAGTAATGCTTGCATTGGGCTTATATCAAAGAGCGAACATTCAAATTCATCTTCAATCCTCATGTTCTCTGCAACAGCCATTACATGAGAAAGCCTCCCTTTAATAAGAGAGAGCTTTCCTATTTCCATAATTTTATCCGTAGAGTTTCTTAAATCCATCTTCTACTTGCTTAATAAAAGCAGGGTCTTGTCTTGTAGGACTGTGGTATCTAGGGTCTTGCATCATAGATTTGAGAGCATTTTCATCTATTTGACCTACAGCATTAGCGTCATAAGATGGCCCTGCACCTTCTACTTGCTCACCCATAATATGTTCAAGTATCTTAATGCCATGATGGGTTTCTGTAATTGCCTCAATAGATTCCCTTAAATCTTCTGGAAAAAACTTATTAGCAAAAAGACCTACTGCTTCTATTCTAGCGTCAGCATTATCTCCAAGTGACGCTTTCTCTTGCTCCATATTAGGTACAACTTTGCTAAAAGCATCTAAGTATTTTTGTATCCCATCTGAAAATTGCTCTTGGCTAAACCCATTATTATGAGAATGTTCAGCCCACCATTGTAATAACTCGTTATCTGGTGCTAGCGTTTCATCAATCGTTTCAGGTAAAAGATAATCACCTGCGGTATCAGGGCGATTCTCCAAACGCTTTCCCTCAAGTTCAGAAGTAATCTTTTCCCTAAGTTCGGTGTCTTTTTTACCAAATTGGCTTTGGAGTTCTTGGTAACTTTTGGCGAGGTCTTCGCCTGTTTTGAACTTTTCTGGGAGCCATTCTGGTCTTGTTTCTTGGATTGTTTCACGTGAAACATTTTCTTCGGTTGCTTCTGTTGCTTGTTCATTTTCTTCAGCCATTTTGTTTATCCCTACTTGCTTGTACCATTCTTCTTTCAATTAATCCAACAATATAACGCTGTCCTTCTGCATGACGTAATACTGTATCAGTAACATTAGCACCATGTACTGCTTCTATAGTAATACTTCGCAGATACTTTAGAACCTCTGTTCCTGTTGGGGTATTAAATAAAGAAAGAACATTTGCATTAATTTGACGTTCCATTTCTTCTTGTCTTGGATATGCGTCTAAACCAATAAATTGTTTATTCTGCGGCAATAGCCTCTCCTTGTTGTTGTTGCATTTGCATCTGTTGTTGTTGCTGTTGTTGTTGCATCTGCATTTGTTGCATCATCTGAATCATCTCCTCACGCTCCTTCTGGTCACGAACAAGATTATCAGGAACACTAAACTTCTTAGCAAGATACACAGCAACATCTTCTGATTTAACAAGTAAGTTTACCATGTCAGGACCAAAGTTACCTCCTACCAATTCTAAGAACCGAGCAACACTTTGAATGTCCTGATTGTTCTGAGCTTGTGCAAGAGGAGAAACAGACGTAATCTTAACTGCTCTTCCGTTAACAGTTGGCATATCTATTCTTCCTTGCTTCTTTAATATGTAAACTACTCTTTGTAGAACAGGTTGCACCATTTCAGATTGTAACCTGCCAAAAGCCGCACCCATTCTTTTAGAAAGGTCAGCCATTCTTTCTACTACTTCTGTTGCAGAAGCAGGAGTTTTATTTGGGTCGCCAAGCATATCATTATACAATGCTTGTTTAATATTAAGTCTTTCATCATTGAGAATAAAATTACTAAAGTCTATATTACCTGCCGCTTTAATTGGCTGTAACCCCATAGATTGTGGGGATTTAGGAATTACAGAGCCAGGGACTAATGAAATTGTATCAGGGTTAATGATACCATCATCATCCATTTGGTATATTCCAGAGATTGCCATAGCCGCATTTTCTAAAATATGTTGCTTAATTAAGTTAACAGTCTTAATTGCGGCA